CACAGGTGGTATGGAGGGTGAAAGCGAAAAAGAGAACGGCGAAGAAGGCGAAGAGGAAAGCGGCGAATCATACGAAGAAGGCGAAAGCGAAGAGAACGAAGACTTAGAGATGGCGGTGCAAGATGCCGCCGATCTTGGTTACTGCGAGCTATTTCACTTCAAATGTGCAGCGGCACGCACCTGTGACGCCTGGTTAGTTGGCGGGCCTATTACATCAATGGCGAACTCACGCCGCCAGCGCGAAGCCGTTGAGTTTCAGCGCGTCAATTTTATGCGTGAGGAAGATTGATGAAAACGCCAGCGTGGCAGCGTAAAGAAGGCCAAAGTCCAAGTGGTGGATTGAACGCCAAAGGCCGCGCATCGTACAAAGCAGAAACAGGCGGCACATTGAAAGCGCCTGTGAAATCTGGAGATAACCCAAGACGCGCCAGCTTTCTTGCGAGAATGGGCAACATGCCCGGTCCAGAATACAAAAATGGCGAACCAACGAGACTTTTGTTAAGCCTAAAGGCTTGGGGTGCATCAAGCAAAGCCGATGCACGAGCAAAAGCCAAAGCCATTAGCGCAAGAAATAAGGGTAAGTAAATGGACGTTGAAATGAACCTTGCTACCGGGATTAAGTCCGGTGAGCCTATGGACGAGACTGAAGTTCAAGCCATTGTTGCGGCTGAACTTGTTGACGCTACCAATTTTATTGACTTAGAGATTGGCAATCTTCGTGCCCGCGCCACGGAATACTATTTTGGTGATCCATTTGGCGATGAAGAAGAGGGGCGCAGCCAGGTTGTATCAATGGATGTGCGCGACACAGTGCAAGCCATTTTGCCGAGCCTCATGCGCATTTTCTTCTCATCAGAGAACGTTGTTCAGTATGTTCCGCGCAACATGGAAGATGCGCCGATGGCAGAGCAGGCCACAGATTATGTGCGCTATATCCTGAACGAAGACAACAATGGCTTTGTGCTGTTTCACTCCATCTTCAAAGACGCCTTGGTGCGCAAGACAGGCGTTTGCAAGTGGTGGGTTGATGAGCACATTGAAATTAAAAATGAAAACTACACGGGTCTTGATGACGCACAACTGTCGTTAATTCTTGGTCAAGAAGGCGTTGAGATGGTGGACTTAATGTCCACTGAAGACCCTTCAGCACCGCCGCCCGTAATTGATCCGTTGACCGGCCAGCAACTGACGCCAACCGTAATGATTCACGACGTAACGGTGAGCCGCAAAGTCATCACTAAGCGTTTCCGTGTTGAAAGCCTGGCACCTGAAGAGTTCATCGTTGACCGTAGAGCGCGAACGCTCGAAGACGCAGACATTGTGGCGCACAGAAAACTTGCCACTGTGTCTGAACTTGTTGCCATGGGGTATGACCAAGAATTGGTCGAGTCCAACACAGGCGAAGATGAGCTCGACACGAACATTGAACGCATTGCGCGTAATCCTGCGCAAATGATGTTTGGCGAGTCCGCCAACAATCCAGCGCAACGCCGCGTGCTTTATACCGAAAGTTATATAAGGATTGACCAAGACGGTGATGGTGTGGCGGAACTGCGCAAGATTTGCACCATGGGACCGTCCTACAAGATCGTTGCCAACGATCCAACAGATGATGTTCCCTTTGCTTATTTCTGCCCTGATCCTGAGCCGCATACCCTTTTTGGTATGTCTACGGCTGATGTAACCATGGACATTCAACGCATCAAGTCAGTGATCCTGCGCAATATGCTTGACTCATTGGCGCAATCCATTCATCCGCGCACGGGCGTGGTCGAAGGACAGGTCAATCTTGATGATGTACTGAATAACGAAAACGGCGCCATCATCAGAATGCGTGCGCCTGGTATGGTGCAGCCATTCACCACACCATTTGTTGGCGGACAAGCCTTTCCGATGATGGAGTACATGGATCAGGTGAAAGAGGCACGCACAGGCATGTCTAAAGCCTCGATGGGTTTGAACGCTGATGCACTGCAATCAACCACCAAGTTGGCGGTGCAAGCTACCGTTCAAGCCGCGCAGCAACACATCGAATTGATCGCCCGCGTGTTCTCTGAAATTGGCATGAAGCGTTTGTTCAAAGGTTTGTTGCGCTTGATTACGCAGCATCAAGACAAGCCACGCGTCATTCGTTTGCGTAACCAGTGGGTTCAAGTTGATCCGCGTGGTTGGGATGCTTCGATGGATGTAAGCGTAAACGTCGGTCTTGGTACTGGCGGCATTGATGAAAAAATTCAATTCTTGCAAGCCATAGCGGGTAAACAGGAGCAGTTACTCCAAACGCTTGGCGTCAACAATCCGATTGTGACGGTTGGTCAATACGCCAACACGTTAGCCAAGCTAGTAGAGATGGCGGGATACAAAGACTCGACGCAATTTTTCAATCAATTGCCGATGGACTTTTCGCCTCCTCCGCAACAGCCGCAACCCGATCCCACGCAAGCCTTGGCGCAAGTTCAGATTCAATCCATTCAGGCTGACATTCAAAAGAAAGCCGCCGAACTTGCTCTTGAGCGCGAGAAGATGATCCGCGCTGATGATCGTGAGCGTGATCGCATTGCACAAGATGGCGTCTTGAAGCGTCAAGAGATGGAACTTAAGTATCAAGTAGACTTGGCTGCAACGCAAGCCGAAATCGATGCCAAAGTAGCAATGGATCGTGAGCGTTTGCAAATACAAGCCATTAACCAATCCCAACAAGCCGTGACAGCGGCGCAACCCATGCAATGACCAACGACGAAAAATTACGCAGAGCACAGGAAGCCGAACGAATCATTAGCTCCACGCTTTATCAAGAGGCGTGGCAGCAAATTAGAGAATCACTGTTTGAAGAATGGACGCACTCGGAGGATGCCAAGCATCGAGAGGCTATCTTTCATGACTTCAAAGCCATGGACCGTCTTCAAACTTACTTTGGAAGCGTGATAACCAGCGGTACGTTGACCCGAATGGCGGCTGATCGCCAGCGGAAACTGACCAAAACTTGATGGAGCGCAATAAATGAGTGACAATTTAGCAACCGTTGAAAGCGAAAGCACAACGGGGATGACGGTGGCGCAAGCCGCCAAAGCCTTTGAGTCGATGTTTGCCGAACCCGGAGAACAAACAGAAGCCCAGGCGCAAACGGATGAGGCGCAAGCCGAATCCGATGATGTTGGCGATGCAGAGACAGACGCGGAAGAGCAAGGCGAAGGGTCCGAAGACGTTGAAGCATCGAGCGAGTCAGACGAAGACGCTCAAGAGTCAGAGCAATCCAGCGAGCCACCAAAGTTCACCGTCAAGATTGATGGCAAAGAACAAGAGGTTGAACTCAATGAGTTGATCAACGGCTACCAGCGCACCGCTGACTACACACGCAAAACGCAAGCATTGGCTGAACAGCGCAAGGCCGCTGAAGCCGAGCTGAACGCGGTGCGTGAAGAGCGGCAAACTTACGCTCAATTGCTTACGGCTTTGCAGCAGCAAATCCAACAGCAGCAGGAAAACCCGATTGATATGGAGAGTCTATACAGGGACGATCCGATTGAATGGGTGCGGCAAACCGAGTTGCAACGTCAGCGCAACGAGAAATTGGCAGCATCACAGGCCGAACTCCAGCGATTGAACCAGTTGCAGCAGGCCGAAGTGCAACGATCAATGAAGGCCAGGCTTGAGCAAGAAGCGCAACTTCTTGTGGAGGCTATCCCTGAATGGAAAAACGCTGACACAGCGAAATCCGAAAAGGCGGCTTTGATTGAATTTGGTTTGAAGGAAGGCTTTAAGGAAGAAGATTTGAAAGGCGTGGCTGATCACCGCGTTGTTAAGTTACTTCGTAAAGCTATGTTGTACGACCGCATCGCGGCAAAGCAGGCAACGATCAAGCCTAAGCCGCCAACCGTACAGCAAGCCAAAGTCATTGCACCGGGTAATCCTAAGTCCGCGAAAGTTTCCACGAGTGAAGTAGTCCGAGCCAAACAGCGCCTTGCAAAAACCGGCAACGTTCGTGACGCTGCCAAACTGTTTGAACATCTTATCTAAAGGAAACCCAAATGACTATCGCATCAAACACCTTCCTTACTTACTCTGCAAAGGGTATTCGTGAGGAC